ACCGCGCTTTGGTAACTGACGGTGCCGCCTTGCAAGTTCAAGACGACAACGAACAGTACACAACTTTGTCTGTTGCTAGTCAAAAGCACATTGGTGTTAACTTCACCTCTGCTGAATTGACAATGCAGTTAGATGACTTTGCAGAGCGTGTTTTGAAACCACGTATCTCTCAGTTGGCTTCTTCTATTGATGCTGACGTAGCAAACAGCTACAAAGCTATCTATAGCTCAGTTGGTACACCTGGCACAACTCCTTCTACTTCATTGGTGCTGTTACAAGCTCAACAGAAGTTGAACGAAAACGCTGCTGTTATGTCCCCACGTTACGCTACTGTTAACCCAGCAGCTAACGCAGGTTTGGTTGAAGGCATGAAAGGTCTGTTTAATCCTACAGACACAATCAGCCGTCAATTCAAGAATGGCATGATGGGTATGGGTGTATTGGGCTTTGAAGAAATCAACATGAGCCAATCTATCAAGCAACACACAACTGGTGACTGGGGTACAACTATCACTGTAACTTCTACAGTTACAACTGAAGGTGCTACTACTCTTGGTATTAGCTTCACAGGTTCAAGCAAGACTTGGAACGTAGGCGATGTATTCACAATCGCTAACGTATACGCTGTTAACCCACAAACACGTGAGTCAACAGGTAGCTTGCAACAGTTCACTGTAACTGCTGCTACTTCAGGTTCTTCTACTGCAACTTTAAGCGTATCTCCAGCTATTTACACTTCAGCTAATGCTTTGGCGACTGTTAACTCATTCCCACAAGCTTCTGCTGTTGTAACAATGTTGGGTTCCGCTGCTAGCCAGTACGCTCAGAACTTGGTTTACCACAAAGATGCGATCACTTTTGCGACCGCTGACTTGTTGTTGCCACAAGGTGTTGACATGGCTTCACGCCAAGTTCACAACGGTATCTCTATGCGTGTTGTACGTCAGTACGACATCAATAATGACCGTTTACCTTGCCGTATCGACGTTCTGTACGGTTACAGCGCTATTCGCCCTGCGATGGCTTGCCGTATCTGGGGTTAAGCAAAACGGCTCCCGCTTCGGCGGGGGCTTTTTAACATTTTTTAAGGAAACATATCATGGCAATTCCAAATGGCGCAGGCCCATACCAAGTATCTGATGGCAATACAAACGCAGCTAAGTTAATCGGTGGCAACACTTTAACCGCAGCTACTGGCGCTGGTATCTATTTTTTAGATACAGCCGTTACCGCGAACAGCACTACAACAACTGCTGTCAAAGGCTCTATTGGCATTACTACTAATGCTACTGGCGTTGGCAAGTTGTTTATTTCTGATGGCGCAAAATGGCAGTTCGCTGTCGTAGCTTAATGTAATATCCCGCCCTTCGGGGCGGGTTTTATAAAGGAAAAATCATGCCAAATACAAAGGCTACGGGCGTTGCTTATGCAGACCCGCAATTTGATAGCATTACGGTTACTGGCGCCGCAGTGGTTAATGGTGGTTTGATTGCTAACGCAATTTCAACTACTGGTGACACCGCAGCAGCTAACTTAACCGCTGGTTTATATTTTTTGACTACTGCTATTACAGCTAACTCAACTACAACAACTGCTCCAGCAGGTTCTATTGGAACTACATCCAATGCAACTGGTTTGGGTAAACTGTTTGTATCTGATGGCTCTAAATGGCAATTTGCTGTTGTAGCTTAATAAAATAGGGGGCTTGTCCCCCTATCTAACTAAAGAAACCATGCCAATTATTTATTTAAAACATCCTGACCACGGCACTAAAGTGGCGACTATGGATCAAGAAGCAGAAAATGATGAACAAAACGGATGGGTGCGATATACTCTCGATACGCCATCAATTTCTGTAGAAGTTGAAACAGTAGAAGAATCTGCTGAAGAAGCGGCTCCTGTTAATACACTGGAAGTTAAAAGACGTCGTAAAACCGCAGAGTAAGGAGTTGTTATGGCAACTACAGCCGCCGACCAAATAAAGGGAGCATTACGCTTAATCGGGATGCTCGCCGAAGGCGAAACGCCATCTGCTGCTACGGCGCAAGATTCGCTTGCCGCTTTGAATCAAATGATAGACTCGTGGAATACAGAGCGATTATCTGTTTTTGCTACCCAAGATCAGATCGTATCTTGGATTCCTAATACCAAAACCCATACCCTAGGGCCTACTGGCGACACCGTTGGCAATCGCCCTATCTTGGTGGATGACGCGTCTTATTTCCGCGATCCTCAGTCTGGTATCTCTTTTGGTATTAAGCTAATCAACCAACAGCAGTACGATGGTATTGCTGTTAAAACCGTGACTTCTACTTACCCGCAAGTGATGTGGGTAAACATGGATTTCCCCAATATCACCATGACTGTGTACCCAGTTCCAACCAAAGTGTTGGAATTTCATATCGTTTCGGTCAATGAATTAATGAGCGTTCCAAGCCTGTCAACTGACATTTATATGCCTCCTGGCTATCTCAGGTGCTTTAAATACAACTTGGCTTGTGAGATTGCTAACGAATTTGGCGTTGAGCCACCACCGAAGGTGGCTCGTATTGCAATGACTTCTAAGCGCAACCTTAAGCGGATCAACAATCCTGACGACATTATGGCTATGCCTTACAGCATTGTGGCTACTCGTCAGCGCTATAACATCTTTGCCGGTAATTACTAAGTATGTTTGGCGTTCAAATAAGCTTTATGCGCTTGTTCGGGGGTATCAAACCCCGAAATACGCGTCATAACGCCATTACGCATTATCTGCATACGCCATTTACCTTGATGCGCCGAAACACCAAGCAAATTAATTTTGTTGTTCTTTTTTGCCTTACGTACGTTGTGCAAATTTTCAGACCTAGTTACATCTCTAAGGTTTTTAAAAGCATTATTAGTCTTATCGCCGTCTATATGGTCAATGTGATTAGTAGGCCAAGCACCCGTCATATAGAGCCATGCTAATCTATGCGCCAATCTTTTTTCATTGTGGATTGCAATAGATATATACCCACTGCTATGTGGGCTACCAGCTTTTTTACCCAAAAGATCAGAACGCGTCGTTCTTTTTACCCAAGTAAAAATACCTGTGTCAGGGTTGTAATTAAGAATTTGTTTGAGATAATCTACGGTAATATCTTTCATGTTATCGCCCATATTAGTGATAACAATAAGTTTACCATAAAGGATGCGAGATGCAAACTCCTATACTAGGACAGGCGTACGTCGCAAGGTCTGTCAATGCCGCTGACAATAGGTGCGTAAACCTTTTCCCTGAAGCCATCCCCGAAGGTGGTCAGACAGGTGGATTTCTTAACCGCGCCCCAGGCTTACGCAAGCTAGCTACGATCGGTACAGGCCCTATCCGTGGGCTTTGGACTCATACGACTGCTGGATTAGACGCCTACGTGGTGTCTGGCAACAAGTTCTACAAGGTTGACACTAACTACAATGCCACTTTATTAGGCACTGTTAGCGGTACTGGCCCTGTGTCTATTGCTGACAGCGGTATTCAAATTTTTATTGCTGCTGGCGCTGATGCTTACGTCTACACCGAGTCAACCAATACGTTTGCCAAAGTAACTGACCCTGACTTTGCAGGCGCTACAACCGTTTGCTACATTGATGGTTACTTTGCGTTTAACCAACCTGACAGTCAGATTATTTGGGTAACAGGTATTCTTGACGGTACTCAGATTGACCCGTTGGCGTTTGCCGCTGCTGAAAGCTCCCCTGACGAAGTGGTAGCCGTGGTATCTAATAACCGTGAAGTTTGGGTGTTTGGGCAAGGCACAACTGAGGTTTGGTACGACGCAGCCACTACACCGTTCCCCTTAGCGCCCATCCAAGGCGCTTATAACGAGATTGGCTGTGTAGCCCCCTTCTCTATTGCCAAACTTGATAACAGCCTGTTTTGGCTTGGTGCTGACCCTCGTGGCTTTGGTATTGTCTATCGTAACCAAGGTTACACAGGCAAACGCGTATCTACCCACGCTATTGAGTACGCCATTCAAAGCTATGGTGATATTACTGACGCAGTAGCCTACACTTATCAACAAGAAGGTCACGCTTTCTACGTTCTTAATTTCCCAAGCGCTAACAAGACTTGGGTTTACGACGTAGCTACTGGCGCATGGCATGAACGTGCTAGTTGGCTAAATGGCTCATTTGTTCGTCATCGTGGTCAATGCCAAATGAACTTTAACAGCCAAACCGTTGTTGGCGACTACGAAAACGGCAATTTATACGCGTTTGATCTTGATGACTATTCTGATAACGGCGCAGTGCAAAAATGGGTACGCTCATGGCGCCCGTTGCCGCCTAACCAAAACAACCTTAAACGTACAGCCCAACATACCCTTCAATTGACTTGCGAGTCTGGTGTTGGTTTGAATTTAGGTCAAGGTAGCGACCCACAGGTCATGCTCCGTTGGTCTGATGACGGCGGTCATACTTGGTCTAGCGAACATTGGATTTCAATGGGTAAGATTGGCGAGTATGGCTACCGTGCCATTTGGCGTCGTCTTGGCATGACTACCAAGCTACGCGACCGCATTTACGAAGTATCGGGTACAGATCCTAATAAAGTGGTTATTGTGGGTGCTGAACTATTCCTCAGCGGCACAAACACAAATGGCTAACATTACCCTTTTACCTTCAGCCAAAGTACCGCTGATTTACCCTGACACAAGCACGATGTCAACCGAGTGGTATCGGTTTTTTTATAATATCTATGGGTATACCGCAACAGGCACTATCCCCGTATCCAAAGGCGGTACAGGTTTAAACACTATTGGCGACCACCAATTAATCATTGGTAACGCTAGTAATGTGTTCGAGCCAACAGAATTAGTTGGCAGTGGCATCACAATTACTTACGGTGCAGGCACAGTTACCTTAGCTATTGGCAACTCAGGTGTAACGCCAGGTACTTATGGTACTGCGTCTAGCGTTGGTCAATTTACCGTAGACGCTAAAGGCACTTTAGTTTTTGCTCAAAACGTACCAATTGCTATTAGCGCGGCTCAAATTACTAGCGATACACTTATCACTGCTAGAGGCGGTACAGGGCTATCATCTTTTGTAGCAAATCAACTTTTCTATGCTGGATCTACAAGTACAATAGACCAATCAAGCAAACTGCTGTTTGATGGTAACGTACTGACTTCTACGGGCGGTATTGGCGGGGGTAACTTTTAAATGACAAGCATAGCGAAACATAATAGAATCAGTCTAAATTTAGGAGCTTTTTATGGCCGTTAACCTTTCGCCTGTTGCTGGCGCTGCCGCACAATTCTTTGATAATAGCGGCAATGTATTGACTGGGGGTAAGCTATATACCTATTTGGCGGGTACAACTACGCCAGCAGTTGCATACACTAATTCAAACGGCGTAACAGCCCAGCCTAACCCAATTATTCTTAACGCCGCAGGCAGAGTGCCAGACAGCGGTGAAATTTGGCTATCTGATAGCGTTTCGTACAAATTTATTCTTAAAGATTCTAATGACGTGCTAATTGGCACCTATGACAATTTGGTAGGCATTAATTCCAATTTTGTTAACTTTACCGGCGAAGAAGAAACACAAACAGCTACGCAAGGGCAAACTGTTTTTACCTTGACAACACTTCAATATCAACCTGCAGCTAGCAATTTATTGGTGTTTGTTAACGGATCTAAACAGATTATTACTGATAATTACGTTGAAACATCTTCAACTGTTGTTACTTTTGTTGACGGCTTAAACGTAGGGGATGTAGTTGATTTTTGCACTGCAACACCAATTAATACATTTACTTTTGTAGCACCTAATGCTACAACTACGCAAAAAAATGCCATAACTGGTGCAGCTATAGGGCAAGTTTTGTTTGATACAACGCTACAAAAATTGTGTGTCTATACTTCAACTGGTTGGCAGACTGTGACGAGCGCATAATGGCACAACCAGGTAACTTTACCCCCATCCTGTTATACGGTAGCAGTACGCCAGGCAACGTGCCTTTGGCAGCTAATCTGACCAATAGCGCTACAGGATCAGAAATAGCTATTAACGTAGCCGATAAAAACTTGTTCTTTAAAGATAGCGGTGGTACGGTTAATACAGTGCCTATTCGTCAGTCAAGCACAAGTTCTAACGGTTGGCTATCCGCAACGGATTGGAATACGTTTAATAAC